TAGTGATCCAGGCCGGGTCGGCATAGGAGCCCGTGGTGTACACGCCGTTGGTAACGGTGCTGGCGTTGCCGGTCAGCGCGCCCACAAAGCTCGTGGAGGTCACGCTGGTCAACCCGGCCAGCGTGGTTGCAGTTGCGCCCAGGCTGACGGAGGTCGAGCCGATCGTGACCGCAGAGTTTGTCAGCGACGCATTGCCGATGTTGGACAGGGTGTTGGCGGCGCCACTGATTGACTTGTTCGTCAGCGTCTGTGTGCCAGCCGTCGTGACCACATCAGCGCCGGCAACCGTGAGGCTTGTTGCACTTAGCGTGGTAAACGCCCCAGTTGATGCGGTAGTTGCTCCAATGCTGGTCGCATTGATGGCGCCGCCGCCGATGGTGACGCTTGTGCCAAGGCCGGCCGTGCCGTTCACCGACAGGTTGGTGAAGCTGCCCGCGGCGCGGGTCGTGCCGCCGATCGTGGTGTTGTCGATCGTGCTGCCCGTGATGGCCAGCGACTGCAGTGCCGAGGAGGCAATGATGGCGGTTCCCGCCGCGTTGACCATTGCCACCTTGTAGCCGTTGCCAGCCAGCGTGGGCAACAGATCAAAGCCCGCCATGATCAGGTTCAACTCCGCCCGCAAGGCGGCCGACGAACCTGGCGCATTCGGCGACGGGTATGTGGAGTGGTTGTAGTAGGCGTTCGTCATTAGCGGATTCCCCGACGCATAGTGTAGTGAACGATGATGCTGTTCACGGTAAATGGCTGCAGCAATGCGGACACCGAGGAGATCCGAATTGCCATGTTCTCTGCAGTGCCGGTGACCTCAATCTCACTGGGTAGCAGGTCGTTGCCATCGAAGACGAAGTTGTCCCAAGAGAAAGAGTCCCAGAAGGCGGAGCGCAAGTCGTTCTCTTGAACGGAATCGCTTGACTGATCTAGGAACTGGGTTCGGTATCCAAGGTCGCAGCCAAAGGCGAACTCGGCATACGAGTCGCCTGTCAGCTCCACGCTGGCCTTGCGGTAGCGCTTCAAGATGCGGGGCGACTTCGTGCTGTTGTAGACGAGGTTGATGTTCGCGGGGATCACGTCGCCATCGAACGAAGTGCCAGCGTCCAGCCGGTAGACGAAGCCATTGCTGGAGCCGAAGAACGAGGTCTCTGCGCCGTCAACGCTTTGGCCTTCAGACGTGCAAAGAGCCGGATTGGGGAACTGCACAGGCATCGCGCCCACGTACTTGCCGTTGGCGATGGTCAGGTACAGGCCGTAGCCGTCGCTGAAGAAGACGCGGTACTGGCCCTTCTCTCGGTTGACGATCGACGCGCTGGCCAGGTTCCTGCGCACCTGGATGAACGGCCGCAGGTTCATCGTGAGCGATGCGGTGGCAAAGTTGCCAAAGTTCAGCGTTGTGCCCAGGCCCATCACGCCGCGCTCGCTCAGGATGTACGACTGGTCCAGGTTCTGGCCGGTGAACGCCAGGCCGCCGGTGCCGACGTTGAAGGTCGACAAGGCAAAGTCCGCCTCGCTTGTGCCGTACAGCACCGACGTGTCGGTGCGGGTGTAGACCGCCAACGCCCCGCTTGATTGGTCGCCAGGCAGCGGCAGCAACTGCGTGATCTCATCGTTCATTGCAATCTCGCCCGCGCCAAGGACCGGGTCCCAGACATACGGGTCACTGATCGCGGAGAACTGCAGCGAGTGGCCGAACGCCAAGAACAGGTGCTGCTTGTGGACGGCGATGCGCGTTGGCACATCCGGGGACATTGAGGTCGCGATTGGAACCATGACGGTTCCGTCAAACTCAAAAGCGCGGTTGACGCCGTCGCACACGTACATGCGCTTGTTGGTCTGGCCGCCGCCAAAGTTGGCGACCACGCCCTGGAAGCGGCCGCCGGGGGAAAATGTGATCGCAGCCTGGGTGCCGTTGCACAATGCCGTCTTGGAGCCTGCGACGTTGATGTGCTCGTTGTTCACAAACGTGCCGGTGACCGACGCAAAGATCAGCCGACCGGTTGCGTGAGGTGCCCCAGTAAAGGTGCCGCTTTGGACGACCACCCGGGTGACAACACCTGTCGCGCCGCTTGTGTTGCCGACCACGGTCTGCCCCTCAAGAATCTCTGTCGTGCCGTCATCGAACGGCAATTCAATGCCAAGGGCGACTGCTGTCCAGCCAGAGGTCGACGACTTGTGCATGACGGCGGCCGTGCCGCCAGAGTTGTTGCGCCAGGCGTAGACGTTGCCGTCGTAGAACAGCACACCAAGCACAGAGCCGGAGCCTGGCACCGCAGCGATGGATGCCCGGTAGTCGGCTGCAGCCAGAGACTTGTAGGTGGCGTCCTGCAAGCCATCGGCCACAGCGCCAGCAATCGCAGTCAGGGTGCCAACACCGACTGCCGAAACAGTCAAGGACTCGCCGACAGAGAAGGTCCCGGTCTCGCGGGTAATCACAATGTTGCTGCCGTCTACTGCAATCACTTTGCCGGTGGCTGCGGACGTGACGCCAACGATGGTGTTGCCCACAGAAACGGTGCCGACCAGGGTGCGGGTCAGCACGTTGTAGCGGGCGGCTGAAGGGCTGGCGCGGCCGTCGAAGCGCTCGTAACCTGCGATGCGGGTGTAGCCGCCGTTCAGGGAGCACTCAAAGTTGGCGGCCCGGCGAACGACGCCAGGCGGGAGGGAGAGCGTCGGGGTGATCTGGTCCAGGCCCCCGGACATCTGGATTAGGTCGTATCGAACTTGGGGTAGTTGATCCATCGCCATGCCGCGGTGCCTCAAGCCAAAGGCTGTCCAAGGTAGACATCAGGCAGTTGCTCGCGCTCCAGTTGCGTCAGCAGCTTCTGGTACTCCATCTGGCCCCGGCTCACCACCTCGGACGCTGCCTCGTAAAGGCCGTAGGACTGCATGGCCTTGTAGACGATCAGCAGGTGATAGGCCTCTGGCATGTCTGGCACATCGGTGTCGGCAGCCAGGTGCGTCGCCTTGACCTGGTACTCGCCGTTGATGTTGTAGATGTCGTCCGGCAGCGCGCCCAGCATCACGGCCTTGCCGTTGGGCTTTTCCGCGAACACCACCGGGCGGGCGTTGACCTGGATGTTAAAGCGGTAGGTGTTGCGGAAGATCTGGTACTCCCACTCCACCAGCCACTGCTCGTCCTGCACTCCGATCGACTTCTTCTGGGCGCGGAAGGTCTCCTTGTGCCAGAAGCGCAGGTCGGTCATTGGCTGGCCAGTCAACGTGTTGGTGATTGCGGTCGGCAGGTAGTCGCCTACACCGACAGCAGTCTCAAACGTGAACGGCTCGCGCATCCAGTTCCAGTTGTTGTGCAGGCCTTGGATCTCAACCCATGCAGCGTCGATCCAGCTCACCAGCAGCCCGGCCATGCCAGTCTGGTTGAGGACCGACGTCGGTCCTGTGCCGCTGACGGCACACTCCTGACGCAGGCGTTGAGCGAGCTGGAGGTAGTTCATGGGCTACTCAAACAGGCTGTTGCAGAAGCTGACGCAGCCATGGCACGCCCTGCTTCGGATGCGGGTCGTGCATCACCTGGAAGGGGTAGGTCAGCGACAGCACGTTCTCTTCCTGGAAACCCATGGACCCATCCGGCTGGACGATCTTGCGCTGGCGCACGCGCGACTGCTTGGCGTTGGCCAATACAGCAACGTGATACCTGCGCAGCATGGCGCTGTTGCCACGGACCACCATGCGGTAGTCACCGTTGACGTTGACTTCAACGAAGGACGCCTCGTTCTCATTGACGGGCTCGTTGAAGAACACCTCCAGCTCGTCGCGCATGAAGACTTCTTGGTCGATCTGGTCAGTGCTGATGACGCGATCCGTGTCGATCTCAACGCCACGGCCATCCTTGGCCTCGGCCATGGTCTGCACGCCGTTGACGATGTCAACCTCGTTGGAGTCGACACTCTTCTTGCGTTCGTAGCTGTTCACGCGCGTGGTTGGGTTGCTCATGGGTTAGGTCTCCAGCAGTTCAGGAATTGGGGCGGGGCCACCCGAAGGCAGCCCCTTGCCGACTTAGGCAGTCAGCGGGTTGGCAGGCACGTCGCACAGGTCCTGGAACGTCGCGGTCACGCCGGAGGCGGACAGGTCCACCGAGCCGGGCGTGAAGGTCGTGCCAGCGGTCAGGGCCACACGCAACGCGCCGATGCAGCACAGGCCGATGGGGTCATCGGGGTACTGCAGGGCAACGCGGCCGGCGGTCAGCTCAGCGGTGTCCACGATCGGGCCAGGCACGATGCTAAAGGCGCCGGCCGTGCTTAGGCAGATCAGGTACAGGCGGGTCGAGCCGTTGACGCCGCCGGTGAAGCCACCGTTCACGGCCTGGACGCCGCCAGCCGCAGCCTGGTACACGGAGGGACCCGCGTAGCTGATGGCGACGTTGTCGGTGGCGGTCTTGCTGTAGAAGCGGCCGTCGATGACGAAGGTGCAGGTGTTGACGGTCTTGATGGTGTTGGCGTTGGTGCCTTCAGCCAGACCGGCGGCGGTCAAGGCGAAGGTCGCGCCTTGCGAGAGGGAGAGGTTGTCAGACATGATTCAGATCCTTGAAGAATGAGTTGCGAGAGACGGGGGCCGAAGCCCCCAGTCATCACAGGCCGGAGGCGGCCGCCTCGACGCGGACCATCCAGTTTTCGTTCAGGCGCACCGCGTTCTTGTAGAAGTTGGCGCCGACGTAGCCGAACTGGCCCATGGGGTTGGCGTGCGTGATCTGCTTTGCAGGCAGATAGATCGGCTGGATGGCGTTCATGCCCTTCAGCGCGACCTGGCCCCAGGCCTCTTGCGCAACCACCATCAGCGGGTACACGTCGGCCGTGGTGCCGGTGGTGCCGCCGTTGGACAGGAAGGCGCCCGCAGTGATCGTGCCACCAGCCGCCAGGAACGGCTTGAAGTAGGGGCTGGTCACAACGCGGAAGCGCTCGACCGATCCGACTTCGCGCTCATGCACCGGCTTCTGCGAACCGTACTTGGCGACCGGCACGAAGCCAGTCAGGTTCCGCACGTCGGCTTCCATGTCGGTGTGGATGAACACCAGGTAGGCCGGCTCCACCGCGGCGGTGCCGAAGTTGACCGACGAGGCCAGCTTTTCGGTCACCAGTTGGGCGTGAGCGCTCTCAAGCTGCCGAGCTGCCTGGCGCAGCTTGTTCAGCGTGATGGTCGTGTTCACGGCAGTGCGGGCAGTGCCGTTCGCGTAGACCACGTTGGTGCCGCCGCGGACCACGCCGTAGGAGATCAGCTCTTCGATCGAGGCCATGTGCTCGCCGACCAGCTTGACCATGTCGCCGGGGATGTCGTCCTCGTACATCGACTCGGCCTTGCTCGACAGCTTCATCAGCACACCGTACTGCTGCAGGGTGACCTGCACGTCTTGGTAGCTGATGGTGCGGGCGCCGGGCGTGACGCCTTCTTGCAGCAGGTAGTTGCTGGTGGTGATGCTCGGCGCGCCGTTGGCGCCAGCGTCGATCGGCAGAGCGCGACGGAACACCACGGTGTCAGTCTTGTTCTGAGGGATCTGCTTCTGCGTGCCGAAGGTGCTCAGCACTTTGATGGGCATGGCGTGCTTGAGCATCTCGCGCTCGGCCATGATGAGGTTCCGCGAAGGAACAAGGGAATAGGTTTGCATGATTAAGCCTTCTGCTTGTCAAGTTGGTCTAGGTAGGCCCAGTATTCCTGCGGCGTCATGTCCTCGACGGCTTTGGCTCGGGTGTTCGACCCAGAGCGCCCCGAGGGGATCGCTGCAGCAGACGCCAGGCGCTGCGTTCGTTGTGACGTGACTGAGCTGGACGCATCGTTGTGCAGGTCGAGTAGACGAACAGCGTCTTGCGGGCTATCGCTCGCCGCAAGCATCTGGACTTCTCTCGGTTGCCGACGTAGCCAACCAGAAAACTCAGGCGTCTGTACACGATCCTTCCAACCAGGATGCCGAATCTCGACCGCCATCTCGGACCGCAGGTTGGCGATTTCCTCGTAGCTCACACCGGACTGCTGTGCAGGCTGTTGCTGCGTCGCGAGACGCTGCTCCAATGCACTGAGCCGCTCGTTGAGCGCCGACTCCATCGCATCTGCGAACTCTGGGTAGTCGCGTTTCAAGGCGTTCATCTTTTCGGGGTTGGCTTGCGCTGCGCGGATTTCTCCGGCAGTGGGTGCATCGCCGCCCCGTGCGGTGACCTGTTGAGCCGTCTGAACCTGTTGCTTCAGTTGGCTGTTCAGTCCACCAATGTGGCCTTCTGCATTTCTCAGACGTTGCGTGACCTGGCCGAGCATGCTCTCCAGGCCTGAGATCTTGTCCATGAGCGCCTGCTCGGCCTGCACCCCCTCGACGCCACCCTGGTTTGCATCGGCCAGATTGGCGGGTGCGAGGTTGGCGGAGTTGGCTTGGTCGAGCTGCGACTCTGGCGAATCATCGTTGCTAGATCCCGGCTGCGCGCGGCCTGAATCTTCTGCTTCAAGTTGATCCCAGATCTTCTTTGCTTCGTCTTGTTGGTTGGCTTTTTCCTGTACGTTCATTTTGGTGGTCGTCTCTCTTTCGGTCATTGCTGACCGGGGTCGCCGACGCTGAGAAGCTCTTCAGGGTCGACTGCTGGACTCAGGTTGGCCTCTTCGGCCAGGCTGAGAATCTTGTTCAGCTCACTGATCCCACCGCGAATCAGGGCTGTCTTGTCGGGGCCAAACGACGGGTTGTCGTTCAACTGTCGAAGCTCATCGACACGGTTCTCAATGAGCTGCGACAGTCGCTTCCACGTCACGCTGCGGAAGTCCTCAGGTTTCAAACAACGTCTCCAGGTGAGGGGTGCCCCAAAAGGTCGGCAACTGCAAAGCGCACTGACCCGGGGCTGATAATAACAGCATTGTGATTGCCAGCGCAAGAAGCTAGCGACTCATCATCCTGCCGACGTTCGCGATGAACAGAGCCGGCGGCACGTAGATGGTACTGACTACGCTTCCCAGTGCTAGGAAGACGTCTTGGCCTTCTGTCGCAGCCAGTGACCCAACGTGCGCCAGGCGGCCAGAGAACGCGGCAATGTCTTGGGTCTCCGTGGCAGCCAGCGTGCCGGTGATGGTCGCGCCAGCCGCCGGGTGATCAAAGATCCCCGTGTCAAATATGCCGGTGTCAAAAATACCGGCCATCGCTTATACCGCCTGCGCTCCGGCCATGCCAGGTTGAGCCATGACCCACATGTAGCACTTAGCCAGGAAGCCTTCGCCCGTTTGGGCTTCTACTTCAGAAAGGGGGCAGTGATAGCGGCGAAAGTCCACATCGCGAGTGTCATCATCCTGTGGCTGGGTAGCATAGCCAACAACGTCCAACATCACGCTGTGGCGGCTGTCTGCATCACGGGTGCGACTGACGGCTGCGGTGACGATGCGGAAGTAGGCCCCGGCAAAAGGGACGCCATACTGCGAGGTCGAGAGATCAAGTTGAATTGCCATGATTACTTCTTATACGTAGGTGACTTCGGATGTTTGAATCGTAGCAACCCACCGGATTGAGGCTGTTGCCGAGCCAGTTGCGGTTACAGCCAAACCACCATTGGTCGTGTCTGCCGACAGAGCCAAAGTCCACCCAGGGACGTTGCTAATTGCGGTGACTGTGGATGCCACCAGCGTTGTACTGGCTGCGGTGCCTTCCCTGCGAATCAGTCCTTCAACCCTCCATGCCGCCGATTCGGTGCCAAAAGGAGCCCGCTGGCGGGCAACAATAATTCCGCTGAAAGCGTAAGCTGAATTGTTGGGAATAATGACTTGGTTAAGTGCGCCAGCGGCAGAACCGTTTGTTGCCAGTACGGTTGCTGTTGCACTAGATGTAGTCACACCCAATACAAATGTACCCGTTTGACTTGAACCAACTCCGCCGAGAAGCCCCCCAGAATATGCGTACTTGCCAACAGTGTTAGCCACTACAGCAGTACCTAGAGCAACTGCCCCTGTAGCGGAAGCTGACGAACTGTAATCGCCACTGATTGCTATACTATACCCACCCGAAGCGGTAGCACCATACCCAATAGCAACAGAATACGATCCGGTGGCGTTACTGAAGTAACCCAAGGAAAGCGCTGAATTAGCATTACATTTTGCGCTCTGGCCTATGGCGACTGCGTTTGCCTGTAGAGCGCCGTAACTGCTCGTATTGTTGGCAACAGCCGCAGCAAATGAGTTCGAACCCGACGCATACGAACCGCCAAGTGCCATTGCTCCAGCACCTGTGACGGCTTGAGACCCTTGATCTCCTGAGTTTGCGCCTAGTGCTGTCGCATTAGTTGAGGATGCAGTAGTGTCTCGGCCAATAGCAGCACTAAACTCACCGGAAGCAAGTGGGTTATATCCAAGAGCGAGCGATCTGTTATTTGTCGCTCTCGCAATTTGACCTATGGCTATAGAAAAGTTATTAGTTGAAAAAGATGTACCTCCTATGGCTACAGAACCATAACCAGTTGCACCAAATGCAAGACTACCGTTTGCTGCAGCAAAGGATTCAACACCCGTTGCCCGGCTAAATGTTAAAGCTACTGCTCTTTGTCCTGTGGCTTGAGCCTCCTGCCCAACCGCAGTAGATCCATCTCCAGTGGCAGTGGGCCTAGCGGCTGTTGGGCTAATATTTTCAGCAAACCCACGCATTGTTTTCTTATCACCAGTCTGCCAATTTGTGCCATTGCACACAATTTGCAAACCTTCGCCACGTCGAAGAATTAGCGTGGTAAGACCATCAATGGTTTCTGAGGCATCTGGATCAATCGTGATTGCAGCAGTTTGTGTTGTAGCCGTATTCCAAACCCAGCAATTAAACCCAGAACCCAATGTAGCCGCAGCCGTCAGCGATACGGTAAACGTGCCTGAAGTGCAGTTGATGATCGTGCCAAGGTCGCCAGCGACGACGGTGTAGGCGCCGGTTTTGTTGGAGATGGTTAAAGTAGCGCCGCCACCACCAGACGCAGAAAGCGTCCCAGAGGCCAACGAAAGACCGGAGCCAATGCTAATTTCTTCGGCGGCGCCAGCGCCTGCGGTCGAGCGACCAAGCAGACTGGCGCTCGCCATATTCAGGGTGTGACTCTCATTCCACTGAGCCTTGCGGATTTCGCCGTTGCCGGCGTCC